TGACCGAATGTTGCGCCCTGCTCTATAATAAAATGATGATAACCTGCACTCATTAAAACTTCCTATAAATTGCATGGTATCTACCATTATGTAAGCATCTGCTCGTTTAACTATAACAAAGAATTTAATCTGATGCTTTCTTTGTCGTTTTCTTTTTAGTAGTTTTCTTTACTGCAGTTTTTTTCTTTGGTTTTACTGGTGCTTTTCCACCTTCCCATGCTTCATTAACATCAGGAGTAGATTTATCATCACCGACTAAATGACCTTTATCATTTCTAGCTCTTTTGACTTCTTTGACTTCTGCTTCTACTTCAATGGTTTCTTCAGGTGAATCCATTTTTAATTCTATCGCCCAACCCATGCTTTCAAATCTTTCCATGTTGGCTTTCATCAAGTCGCTATTAGCATCTATGATTGTGCCTACTGGTTGCAACTCTAACTTACGAGTAGCTTCGTCAACAATGCAAGGTTTTGGTCTTACGATTTTATATTGTTTTGACATAATTTTGTTCCTATAAAGAGGGGGGTTTTACACCCCCCAATGTACCCTATAATTAACTTATAGTAACTGTACTTGCTCCTTCAGAATGAATTGCATATCCTTTGATAACATCAATACTCATGGCTGTGCCAGTTGTATGATTACCTAAAAATACGATATTCGTTCGTATATACCTTTTTCCACCAATGTAGCCAATGCTATTAGTTGATGGGGTCTCAGCGTTTGCATCTAACATCAAAAACACACCATCGGTAGTTCCGATAGCAGAGTCAGTAACATCTTTTGCTACAGCGTTAGTAAAGGTTGAATTATCATCAGAATGTTGTAAAACAAAGCTGATAGATAAATTGGAAGCAAGAGTAACACCCTCAATACCAGTATTAACATTTACATATGCGCCATTAAAGCCTTTAAGGTCTACAGCAGTACCATTAACAGTAGCTCCGTTTCCTGCTAGGACAACTGATGCTAATGCTTGTACTGATTTTAAATTATTTCCTAAATCTCTCATAATTTACTCCTTACGCTTTTTGGGTTAATTTAACAATAGCTTCAGGCATGATAACCTGTCCACCAACACGCTTACGAGCAATGTATCGTACATTACCAGTAGTCGCTTGTGTGAAAGGGTCACGCAATACAGCTAAGTTTATTCTGTCTACAATCATATAACCCCTTCTGAAGTCTCCGAATGCGATAGGTGATGCATCTTGTGCTGCATTAACCATGTCTACGGCTTCCACATACGGATGTCCAAGAATAGTGTTAGTCACACCACCTTGTAATGACATTGATGCTTGGAATACATATTGTCCTGCGCCATCTTTGAGTTTTCTAATGTTAGCCAAAGTGTTTCTATTAAAAACAAATGTGCCATTCCTAGAATAATCAGGCTTAACGCTATGAACTAATGTAATTAGATCGTCAGCATCGTATGCAGTGTTAGAACCTGAGTCAACATTACCAATAGAGACATTAGACATAAAGCCTTCAGGTTTGCCTACTGAATCGCCAACTACAAATGCATTTCCTTCAGCTACAGCAAATTGTGTAGCGAACTCTGATTGCATTTCAGCTTCTAGGTTAAAGACTGAGTCCTCTAGGTCTTGCTCAGAAATATCTACCAATGCATACATTTCGTGTGCAGGTAGTTCTTCTAATCCAACTCTATAGCCTGTAGTCTCAGCTCTAGTTCCGCTTTCAGCTACCCATTGAGCAGCAAAAGTGCCTTCTCTTTTTGGTACTTGAACGCTTCTAGCACTTGTACTTCTAATTCTAGAAATACTACGAATAGGTGACATTTCAGTTATTGTTTTCAACAACTCTCTCACATATTCAGGTGGTGCTAAATAACCGCCAGTTGAGTCATTGCTGACTGTAAGTGCTTTTTTCTCAGCTACATCAAGACCTTCCAGTCCTTTTCTGCAGTATTGATCAAATGCGTTTAGGTAATCATCAACCTGCTTAGATTCAAAACCACTATTGGGTCTTGTTACTACAGTGCGTAGCTCATCTAATTGGCTTTTGATGTTTTCTGCGTTGGCTTCAGCAGTAGTTAGCTTCTGATTCATGTCCTCGTAAGAATCCATTTTGGCTTCTAACTTAGTCAATTTTTCTTCTGCGTATGCTGTACCTTCGCCTTTTTCTATGCTTTCAAGCCTATCGTCATTTACTTTTTTAAATTCTTCAAAAGTTTGACCAAGGTCTGAAATAGCATTTTTTATATCTTCCGACATAATTATCTCCTATTAAGATTTTAAGGTTAAAGTTAAGTTCTTTATGGCATCTACCAATTCTTGACTTGAATCAACCTCTCGTTGACCAAAACAATCAGTTACAGCTTTTGCTGCAACCTTTGATTCTGAACGAGACAAGTTGAAAGCATCACGCAATCCTTTTTCCCATTCCCTAATAGAATACTGTTCACCTTTTACCGACATCACAGTTGCCTGTGGGTTCATCGGAAAAGTTACTAGGCTTACTTCCATTAAATCTACTTCTTTGATAATGCGTTTGTTATTACGCTTATCGTATGTTACTTCTGAAGGGTTTACTCTAAAGCCTATTGATAAGCCGTCTAAAGCACCCATTTTTAATAATTCGTAGGCTTCTGCACCTGCTTGCGTTTTAAGAGCAAGTCTGCCTTTTACGACCAAGCCGTAGTCATCTTCCTTTACTTCGTCAAACACACCAATAGGCATATCTGATTTGTGTTGGTATAAAAGTTTGACACCTTTGTTCTTTCTCTTTCTAAGAGATTTGGTGAACGCACCTTTCTCTATGACATCATTGCCTAAGTCTTTGTTGCCAAACACAGAGCCGTAACCTTCAAATAGACCAAACTCTTTGTTCTCATCTTCTTCATCATCATATGCTTTAAGCTCTGATTTAATTTCAATAAAAGATTTAAGTTCAGCAAGGTTATCTAATTCCTCGTCATGGTCTTTTTTTGGTTTTGGTTTGTAACCTGATTCTTCAGTGCTAGTGAGTTCTGTGTATTCGCTATGGGTTTTGCAAGGCATGAAAATTTTGTTTCCGTCCTCGTCCATTGAATGACTACCCACACAACCTATTTCTTTGGCTCTTGCATTGGCTTCTACTGGATTGTCAAATACATCTTTGCGTATTTCTTTTTTGTGTTCATTCTCAATGGAATCTTCCTTCTCGGAATCGTACTCGCTAGTACAGACGGCTAGGCGTTGTTCAGTGTCGGTATACTCACTGTTCATAGTGTCATCTCCCATACATCTTTTTAAAAAATTTTGCCTTGTCTCATCACTGTTAGGTTTTGGAATTGGCATATTCTACATATAGTACATAAAGGGTAATATAAGCACAAGATATAGTTGAAATTAAATAATTAAATAAAGTGTTGTACATGAACCCATTATGGGTATATAATTACTGTATAAAATAAATTGATGCCCTAGGCAGGATAAAAAAATGAAAACAACTCACACACACAAAGGTCATTGTCAGGTTTGCGGAGCGTTACACGCTGTTGATAACTCTCACAATGGTTTAGCAAAACATGGCTATGATGTTTCTTACGGTTTCTTTAATGGAACTTGTAGCGGTGCTGATAATCTTCCAATACAACTAGACAGAACTATTGCTGATAAAACAGTAGATCAGTTGAAATTACAAATCATTGATATGAATGATCAATTAGCAACTAATGGAGAATGGACTCCTGAAACTGTTTACGGTTATATGCTTGATGGTAAAAATGTTTCTCTATTAAGACGATCTAACTTTTTTAGCTTAACTGATGGCATTCATGCTATGAAATATGAAAAATATAATACTGATTATCATAGAATGATTGCTCAAGGTTATACCACTGTAGAATACACTTTTGATGAGTTTGCTTCTATTGTTTCTGAAGTTTCATATGAGAGTGCAGAAAGACTTGTTGATTCTTGGAGACAAACAAGAGCTAGAAGATTTAACAATGTAATTAAAATGTCTGAAGCGCATATTTATTTCCTGCAAGACCTTGTAAACAAATTTCATGGTCAACCTTTAATTGAGTCAAATCTTGTAAGCAAGGTTGTTAAAGAGTTATCTGACATTGCTTCTGCTGACATTGTTAATGAAGTAGCAACCATAGAAATTAAAACTTCTTGGGATGGCAGAGAGTACAAGAACCAAAGATTTTTTGTTTGGGAATCTGAAGCTGAGAAAGAAGTTAATGGAAAAACTCTTAAAGTTGTTTGTAAGAGAAATAAAACTTACAAGAAGTATTCAGCATACACTTACCTAGATGGTAAGAAAGTTGGAAAAAAAGTATTAGAGGAGATGATAGGATAATGAAAACACTATTTAACCTTAACGACCTTAAAGACCTCATCTTAGATGGGGTCACTGAGGATGGCACTACACTGGAACAGGCATTGGATTTCTGTGAGTCAATTATCTTTGATGACAGCTACACCATAGAAGAAGTTTACTTAGCTAATGTTGCATACAATACAATAATCTCTGCAAGGCTCAGAAGATCGTGGAACAAAGATTATTTTGTGAAGCCTGAGTCTATATTTCACCAAGAGCTTTTTGTAGACCATGTGGTCCTAAAGAAAGCATTTAGTATTCACATATCTAGCTTGAATCAAAGAACAGAGCATCTTGGTTTTATAAGAGGATACGATTGGTCTAATTAACCACATCTCTTTCATCTACATAAACGATTACACATCTGCAGTTAATAACATTCTTAGCACCACCTTTTGAGTCACCTGCATAACCCATAGGCACACCACCAACTAAAAAATCTTCAGACATATCTACCGTTTGTCCATTTGCTGATGAATGTGCAGACCTTGTTCTATTATCATTAACAGCAACCCATTTTTTTAACATCTTTATCCCAGTCTCTTTCTCTACTGTTAAGTGATAAGCATTACTAGCAAAGGAAGCTGCATTGTGAGTTTCGGTTCTTGATATAAGCGCAGCACGAGTTCTACTTATCGGAAGGTACTTATCTGATACTAGCTTTGCTATCTGTTGCAGAGTTAAGTTATCTGCTCTGCCTAATTCTATAGTTGCGCTTATTCTGTTAGCCAGTCTTGTAGAGATGCCTGAAAGAACTAATTGCCTACTCGTAAAGTAAGTGGAGACTAAGGCTTCAAAATCTATGCTTCTGCCAAATACGAATGCTTCTTCATCTGCCTTCCTGTTCATATCATATTTATCTTCATTAGATTTATAAATGGCTTGGAAAACTCTTTTGTAGTGAAGAAATATTACTGGCATCAATTCTTCATTGAGTCTTTGCGCTGCTATGTCTGATTCAAAAATACCAAATTCTTTGTATAGATATAATTGAACATTAATGAACTTACGAAACAGTGTATTGAGTTTCTTGTAGAATCTTTTTTCTAAATTGTTTCGTATGACTAACTGTCTACGATATTCGGCTCTTGTACTAACCCTGCCTTGTCTAAAGTTATTAAACTGTTTGCGACTTGTTCGCATTAGACTTTTCTGAGAGTACTAAACCTGTGTCCGACTATTACATCTGAAGGCTCACCACCTTGATAGACTCTTATAAGAGCTGCAGGATTATCTTCTGTAGCGTTTAGTGTGAAGTCAGTCTTTGGCACTGGTAGCTTACCAGTTTTGACTATCTTGGTTATCTTACCTCTTGCTCTACCACCTGAACTATCCCATGAGACCATATCGCCTACTTTAAGGCTACCTGCTTCTGCTTTCTTGCCTTGCTCTCTTTCTATTTGATTCCTAACCTTAGTTGACCAAGAGAAACCTGCATCTCCACCCCATAACGCCCATGCTATTCTACCTGCGCTTGGATAACCCTTTTCACCTTGGCTAAATCCTTCTGCTTGTTTGTCTACTTCATGCCTTGAGAAAAAGCTGTACATTCTTTTGACAGTGTCTATAGAAAGGTT